CTTCCAAGTGGCTTGAAAGAAATACTTGGTACGGGCCTGATGAAGAGATGACTGCCTTGGCTTTGGGTACGCATGCAAAGCTTGAAAAAGAATTTGGTAAAGGTTATATTGGTAGCGAAGAGTATTTCAAACGTATAGATAACACTATGCGCAAAAGGTTTCCCGAGAATTTTTCGGACGAATTAGAAGTAGAAACGCAGGTTGGGGGCGACAAGCCCAATCAGCGCACTGAAGCCAGATCGGCACCAGTAGTAGCACCAGCAACGCGTAGCACGGCGTCAAAAAGAATTGTGCTAAAAGCAAGTCAAGTGGCATTAGCTAAAAAACTTGGCTTAACCCCTGAGCAGTATGCTCGGGAAATGCAAAAACTGGAGGCTTAAAATGGCAACAAACAAACTTGCTCGCGAATTAGATACCCGTGCAACAAGCGAACGTCCTACGCAGTGGGCGCCAGCAGAATTGCTCCCTGAGCCTGATAAACAGGCTGGGTATGCGTATAGATGGATTCGTACTTCAACGCTGAATCAAGCGGATCCCCGCAATCTCTCTGGGAAACTAAGAGAAGGCTGGGAACCTGTAGGAATTGAAGAACAACCCAAGTTTCAACTGCTAGTTGATCCCAATAGTCGCTTTAAGGACAATATTGAGATTGGCGGGTTATTGCTTTGCAAGACTCCAGAAGAATTTGTTGCCCAACGTAATTCACATTACCAAAAGCAAGCAGAAAATCAGATGGAAGCTGTAGACAGTAGCCTTATGCGCCAAAGTGACCCAAGGATGCCGCTCTTTAAAGAGAGCAAGTCCACGACGACCTTTGGTAAAGGTTAATTTTAATTTAGGAGTTTAATATGGCTTACCCAACCGTATCAGCCCCCTACGGACTAAAACCAGTCAATCTAATTGGCGGTCAGGTCTTTGCGGGAGCAACTCGTCAAATGCAAATTGCAAGTGGTTACAACACAAACATTTTCTATGGCGATTTAGTAAAACGTATTTCCGATGGAACGATTGAGAAAGACACTGGTACAGCTACAGCTACACCTTGCGGTATATTTTTAGGTGTTAGTTTTACCAATGCCTCTACTGGTCAAGTACAACAACAACAGTTCTACCCAGCAAATCAGCAAATCAAATCTGGAACTCAGATTTTTGCAGTAGTTGCAGATGATCCTGATACGCTGTTTCAAGTAGTTTCTTGTTCTTCAGGCACAACTGTTGCTCCAATGGGCATTTCTGCCATCGGCAATAATATTGAGCTAATTCAAAACTCTGGATCTACCACTACTGGTAACTCCGCTGTAGCGATTAATGAAGGTACGCAAGCTACTACTAATACTCTACCCATCCGCATTATTGATGTGGTAAGAGATACAGCAACAGGAACCGATTCATTTGTTGAGTTTATCGTTAAGATAAATGCGACTATGCATCAATACAACAACCCACTTGGCGTATAAGGAGCTTAGAAAATGGCTATTTCACGTGCACAACTACTGAAAGAGTTGCTCCCAGGTCTAAACGCATTGTTTGGTCTTGAGTACGCAACATATGGTGAACAACACAAAGAGATCTACGATACTGAGACCTCTGAGCGTTCGTTTGAAGAAGAAACAAAACTGTCAGGATTCTCCGCTGCACCAGTCAAAAACGAAGGTTCTGCCATCGCTTATGACAATGCACAAGAAGCTTTCACAGCTCGCTATAACCACGAAACCATTGCCCTTGGCTTCTCCCTAACGGAAGAGGCAATCGAGGACAACTTGTATGACAGCCTATCAGCTCGTTATACCAAAGCATTGGCTCGTGCTATGGCATACACCAAGCAAACTAAGGCAGCTTCCGTTCTAAACAACGGTTTCTCTGCTGGTACATTTGCTGGTGGTGACGGTGTGGCTTTATTTAGCACCTCACACCCACTGGTTTCTGGTGGTGTAAACAGCAACACTCAGGCTACCCCTGCCGACTTGAATGAGACTTCCTTGGAAGCCGCAGTTATTCAGATCGCTGCTTGGACAGACGAGCGTGGCTTGTTAATCGCTGCTAAACCTAAGAAGTTAGTCGTTCCACCTGCACTCCAGTTCGTTGCTACCCGTCTCTTAGAGACTCAGCTTCGTGTTGGTACAGCAGACAATGACATTAACGCTATCGTAAACAATGGTTCGATCCCAGAAGGTTATACAGTTAATAACTACCTGACCGATTCCAATGCTTACTTCCTCTGTACTGATGTTCCTAATGGCATGAAGCACTTTATTCGTTCCCCATTAGCAAACAGCATGGACGGAGATTTCGATACTGGTAACGTACGTTACAAGTCTCGTGAGCGTTATTCCTTTGGATTCTCGGATCCACTAGGAATGTTTGGTTCGCCAGGCGCATAAAGAAGAGGGGAGCCAAAAACTCCCCTTTTTTGTTTTACTTGTAGTAAGATTTAAATATCTGGGTAAACCAGCTTATTAGACTGCCCCAGCAGACTCATACAAGACTAATAAGCTTAACTCTGTATGGAGAATTATTATGGCAAGAACTACTTTTTCTGGTCCAGTGCGAGCTGGTTATCAAGGCGGAGACGCAAGCTCACAACAACCTTTAACCCCTACTACTATTAATTCAGGAACCGTAATTTCGGTCGATGAGGGAACAGCAGCTTCTGGCTTTTATGCCCGTGTAATGCCAACCACAGGTTTTGGTTCAAGTGATTATGCAACTCCTGGCGAGGCTTTTTCTGTATTTGGACGTGTTCAGTGCGGCACCCCTTTCGCTGTAGCTCCTTCTACTACTTTTAACCACATGGCTGGTACAGTAGGTGAGTTTGCAGTTATTGGCACATATGCTAACAACGGCTTAATGGCTGGTGTAATGGGTACTATTAATACTAATACCCTGTCAGGCGATGCTGCTGTTATGGCGTTTATGGATGGCGATTCTGGTGTAACTACCGCTCGTTGCGCTTTTGGTGTTGCAATGGCTCAAACCACAGCTGGTTCTGGCTTTGAATTTGGTATTGATCTGAAGATGCAAGACCCTGTAGCTGATGCTGGCGGTCCTTCTGGTGTTAGACCATATACCAAAGCTAACATCCGTATGGAAGATGACGTTGTAGTTATGGTTGACGCAGGTGTTCCAACTAATGGCACTACTGGCGATAACTTTGCTGGTACGGGTTCTTTGTATGTTGATTCGGCTGGTGGTAAGTTGTATATCAATACTGGTGCAATCAGCAACCCAACCTGGGTAGTTGTTGGTACTCAAACCTAATGTTGACTCATAAAGACCCAGAAGTTCAGGTAATGCTTGGGCTTCTGGAATCTCAAAGAGATCATGTTATGGGTATTGTAGCGATGCAGGCTAAGCAAATTGAAGAGCTAAAAGCTAAACTCGCTGCTCAACATACAGACCAGGAGAATTAAAATGGCTATGCAATATGATGTAAAACAAGGACACTTAAACGAAAGTGGGTTCTTTGTTCTTGGGCGCAACCGTGTCAAGGCTATTTCATACTTTGGTGGCGGTGGAACTTTAGTATTATTTGATACGACAGTCGCTCCTGTAACGTCTAGCGTTACTTATGCACGTACAGGAACTTTAGTAACAGTATCTAAAACGTCTCATGGTTTAGCTACAGGCGATGTGGTTGGTATTCACTTCGATTCTACTGGGGGTGTATCAGCAACAGACGGCAACTATTCTATTACTAGAGTAGATGCAAATTCGTTTACGTTGACTGACATTAACAGCGGTTCGATAGCGTCCACGGCTGCTTTGTATGTTAGTGGAGTTAATCGTTGGTTACTAACCTATGAAACACACGCATCAGATGATTTCCAAAACTCACCAATTATTCCTGGTGAAGGCGTGTTAGCAACTAATGGGATCTATGCTTACATGAGTAGCATGGATTCAGCGCAGATTTATTATGGCTAAGACTCCTGCGTGGCAACGCAAAGAGGGCAAAAACCCTGAAGGCGGTTTAAACGCCAAGGGTAGAGCTTCGTACAACGCAGCCAATCCTGGCAAACCTGGATTAAAGCGTCCTCAACCAGAAGGCGGTTCAAGAAAGAAGTCATTTTGCGCCAGAATGTCAGGTATGAAGAAAAAGCTCACATCTGCTAAAACTGCCAATGACCCAGATTCACGCATCAACAAATCTTTACGGGCTTGGAACTGTAAAGAAGGCGGATCAGTTCGTGGTGGCGGGTGCGAAGTCCGTGGCAAGACTAAAGGGAAGATGGTATGAATGTATTGGAACTTTGGACTGGTGGACTTACAATATTTATAGCGTTTATTGGATACGTCATGCACGAAAAGTTCAACGAATTAAAACGGATTGATATTTTATTAAATAAGACTCGTGAGGAGGTAGCACGTGATAACGTCACTAAAGCAGAAGTTGACCGCATTGTTGAACACATGGACGCAAGGTTTAACAAACTTGAAGACAAAATTGACCAACTTATTAAAAGGTAAATGACATGAAAAAGATGAATCCAGGAATGATGGCTATTATGGCTAAAAAGAAACCCATAAAGATGTCTAATGGTATGCCAATGGTTATGAAAGATGGTGAAAAAGTCCCAGCGTTTGCTGCTGACGGTAAAGGCAAAATGAAACACGGTGGTAAGGTTCATTCAGATATGGCTAAAGACAAGCCAATGATGAAGAAGGTAGCTACTAAAGCCGTTAAGGGTCACGAAAAGCGTCTGCACGGTATGGCTAAAGGTGGTGGCATTGAAATCAAAGGTAAGACCAAAGGCAAGATGATTAAGATGATGGGCGGCGGTAAGGCTTGCTAAATGGCAATTAATCCTATAGACCCTTCTAAAAAGACTGGCGGTGACGGGCAGGAGAAATATCCAGCCAAGCCAAAGCATGGTCCTGGAAAGTTTGACGAAATTCTAGAGAAAGCTGAGAAGGCTCAAAAGGCTAGGGATGAAATAAGCAAAATAGCAGGAGAGCAAAAAACAAATGCTGAAGCTACGCGCTCACGTACCTATACCGAAAGACTTCAAGATATGGGTAGATTACCTAGCGGTAGTAGTGGTAGCACTGGCATACCAAAGACTAACCGTGACCTAATGAGAAATAACAAAGCTGGCGGTATTATTCGTTCTTCCGCCTCTAAACGTGCAGATGGATGTGCCATTAAAGGTAAAACTAAAGGGAAGATGGTGTAACTATGGGGTTTATGGCGCCACAAATGATTGAAATGTTTAAGCAGGGTATGGCAGAAACTGGAACAGGAGCTTCCTCTGGAACTACTAATGAAGATGAGGCAAAAGCTAAAAAAATGTTACAGGCTATGGTTGCTGCAAAAGGCATGAAAAAAGGTGGCAAGGTATCTTCTGCTTCTAAACGTGCAGATGGCATAGCAATTAGAGGAAAGACAAGAGCATGAGACCAAGTCGTGGTATGGGAGATATAAACCCTTCTAAGATGCCTGGAAAGAGAACTATCAAGCGTAAAGATAATCCAGAAGATGTGGAGATGTACGCTGGTGGTGGTCTCTACGCTAATATCGCCGCAAAGAAAAAACGCATAGCTTCTGGGTCAGGCGAGAAGATGCGTAGTGCTGGATCCAAAGGCGCTCCTAAGAAGGGTGACTTTGCTAGTGCAGCTAGAAC